ACTGTTTTGCCAAACCTTCTATGACAAACTAATACATTCCATCTGTTCTCTGATATTTTTTTATGTAGATATGCTTGGTGCTTTCTAGGTGTGTAGGGTATTTTAATATCCATATCTAGTGTATCTTTTTGCTAGGCATACTATCTACAGCTTCAAAGTCAAAGCTAATACAAAGCATAACATAGTTGATAAATAGCTGCGAAGCTATTTCTGTTGGAAAACCAACAAACTTAATTATGACATCATTGTTATCTTTATCAACATAAGCAACTGATTCTATATCTTCTAGGTCAAATGGATTCATATACCATATCTAGTTTATTATTGGTGGTCTGGCAAGATGAAGATGTGGGTGTGTGTAAGGGTGTCCTCGAGTCCCATGTATATATATATAATAACATGCGGTTGCGTTGTGGGGTATACCCCCTATAGCAATGTCAAAAATGTAGCTGTAGCTGTACAATATTACTATTGATAATTTATGATTATTAATAATAATGGTTGATAACTCTTTATTATCGCTAAACCATTTTATATATGGTCAATATTGTTGACCGATATTTTAACGCTAATGTCAGGCGTGGCGTTGTATAAATAAATAGCAAGATTAATTACAAATAAAAAAAAACCCACCAATATAATTACTGATGGGTTTAATTGTTTAATATTAATCTATGAAAGCTCTAGCAATATCTAAAGCCAAAACTAAAAAACAACCAAAAGCCAATATAAAACCAGTAGTTGCCATTGTAGGGACTAAAGCCATACCCATTACAGAGCATAAAGCAAGTAGTACCCATTTAATTATATATAACATATTATCCTCTTTATTTGTTTAATATCTTTATATATCCATTTTATATATATGCAAGTATTATTTTAAATTAAATTAAATTAGAATTATTTTAAACTATAGTGTTGCATAATTACAACATGTTGCAAATATGACACAATCAATATTAAACCTTGTTTAATGTTGCATAAATATCACACATAAAAAAAAATATACTTTTAGGATTGACAATAATAATTAATTATACTAAATGGCTATTTGTGGTTAGGAAAAAATATTCGTTAGCATTGGTCACTGGTTCAGAATTCAAGCTAAGTTTATTAGTCATGTTAGATATTGTCTTAACCACTAAATAAATGAAAGGGAAAACAATGACAAAAATAAATGATAAAATGGATCAAGCTATTATAAATGATAACTTTGATCAAATTGAGAAGATAGCATTAGATCCTAATTATGCTTATGTAAAATGCTCTCAATTTAATATCTTTACTGGAAAATTAACTTTTATTAATAAATGGGTTGATATTTCAAGTGTTGGTAACGAATATTTTGAAGATTTAAATGGTGATTGTCAAGATTATGTGATGTCATTAGATAAATATAAAGATATGGATTATGACACAATGGTCGGTTTATATGATGAACCAATAGAGCAAAAAAACAACAAACAACTTGAATTATTAAAAAAACAAATAAAGGAAGGAAACAATGACACGATATAAATATGATGAAATCAAATCTTATTTTGAAGATTGGATTAAGGATCAAGATAAAGATTGGATTAAAGACAACATAGATGATTTACATCATCATTGCTTTAATACAGATTATTATATTATTGGTACTTATAAAGCTAAACAATGGCTAGGTGATGAAGTATTTAATATAATAGATACAATTAAACAATACGAAAATGACAACTTTGGTAAAGTCAATACTGATTTTAGTGATCCAGAGAAGGTTGTGAATATGTATGTTTATATAATTGGTGAAGAGATAGTATCAGATTATAGAAATCAATTAGAAGAGGTCGCATGATTAAAAATATAATTAACTTTTTAGATTATGTTTTATTTCTGGGTATGTTTTATTTAATGTATCTAGGTTTAAAACATGGACCACAAATAGAGCAATTAATAATTGAATTGAAGGGGGGTGTGATATGACAAAAGAAAAAGCATTAAAAATAATATATGAGTTAATTATTCATCACGAAGAATTAATCAATGAAGAAGATAAAGATTGCTGGAAAGCATACGAATATATTGAACAAAAAATAGAAAACAAGGGGGAATAGAGAATATGATTATTAATTTCTTTGGCAAACAAATAACAATCAATAATAAAAAATGGCAGCAAGATTTAGCAATTTGGAGTCTTTACTATAGAACAGAAATAGTAATTGCTATTGCTAGTTTTATTCTTGGAGCCATAATATTTTAAACAAATAGAAAGGGATAATATGAAAAAATATATAAATTTAGATTTTGTAAAACCAGATAAGGATTGCGTTAGTTGTGATCATCATAATAATTATACTTGTTTTTTTTGTGAGGATGTACAAGTGAGAGACAAATATCCTAAAGCCATTTATACAACAGATGTTATACCGCCAGAATGGTACACAAATGAATAAACAACTAAAACAAAAACAAAATTTAAAACAGTTTATGAGAATACTTGACCTAGAAATGGTTACTCTCATAAATATTTTAAATGCAAAGGGTGTAATATACACTCACTATAAACTAAAAAAAGAAAGGGAAAGTTATGAAAAAAAAACAAGACAAGCTAGATAAGTGGTTAAAAGATCATGTTATTTATGAGACTTTTAGCTTTAGTAAAAAGACTAAAAAAGACAAACAAAAAGATAAACAAATACAGGATATGTTGCATAAAAAATTAAAAGAAGATTTAATTAAAGACGCAATATAACAACAACAAGAAAGGGAACTAGATGCCAAAGAAAATAAAAACATCAGCATCAGCAAATGCTCATTATGAAAATGAAGAACATAGAGTTTATGCTTTTCATAATGTAATGTTTAATTTTATCTTATACATTAATGCTAAAACAGCAAATGATGCTATGAAAAAATTTGATCAATGCTGTATGGCTCATAGAGATCATTGGAAAGTAATGGTCGAGTTATCAGAGCAACCAACACAAAATTAATCTTTATTATCAGGGGGTATATCTGTTATATCCCCTGATACATCAATCATATCAGGTTCACTTTCCCATTTAATATTAAGCGTTGTATCTTGCTTAACATCAATCTTTTGTTTTTCAGTAAACAAAGATGATACTCTTGGAGCTAACCATTTTAAATAATTAGCTCTCTCTCTAATAAAGACAAGCATATTAGGATCAACGTCAGGGTTATCATTATTGAATAGGACTAGCATCTTCTCAACTAAGGTCTTGATACCTCGTTCCTGAGCTAGTTCAAATCTCTCTTTTGTCTTTGGGTTTTGATCTAAGTATTTGTAAAGCGTGTTCAATTTGATCCGTAAATCTTTTGCCAATTCGTACAGAGTTTCGCCATCTATTATACGATCTATTATAGTATTTAGTTCTGTATCGGATAGACTTAGACTTTTGTTCTTGGTCTTGGATATATCTTTTGATTTCATCTTCTGTTTTATTTTTAAAGTTCTTTAAGTTCTTTAACATATTTATTTTAGATTGAATATCTATGTTATTATTTCTGTATAAACCCTTATATTTTCTAGTTTTATGATCCCAACTATGTGATCCTCTATGATAAGTGCATAACATCTTTCTTGATGTAGGGGTAAAGTACCCCTTACATCTACATCTTTTACCAGAGTGCCTTGCTATTGCCTCACATTGTATCTTTATCTTTGCCAATAGGATTACCTTTATAATCTAAATTGTTTCTGATATTATATTCTTTCTTTCTTTTGTATGCGAAGTTCTTTTCCTTTGTAATCTTCTTTAGTTCCCTTTGTATTATCTTGGGATCTACTAAATTTTTTTGACGAGCTAGTTCCTCTTTTCTTTCAATAGCTAGTTTACAATAATAGACGTTCTTAGTATCTGCTTTAAGGTCAGGCAGGGGTAGAGTGGCTAATTCATTTATTGTATCATCAAGATTACCTTTATTCTTACTTATTATCTTATCTATATTACTAATATTATGTTCTACTAATGTAGACGTAAAACGACTATCTTGGGGTCGTAAAACGTCTATCTTAACTTTATCGTATAGTTTCTCAGCTTTCAAGAATACCTCATTAACAATATAAGTCTTACCAGATTTACCTCTAAAAGATTTAACAACATTTAATTTATTTAAAGTGGATAAGCAGCTCTTGATAGTAGTTCTACATAGACCAGTATCTTTATGGATTGTTTCGTGCCTTAATCTTGCCTCATATCCATTTTTTTTCCAAGCATATTTCATTACAGACAAGAAAACATTTAGACAATGGGATTTATGTTCGCCATCTAGTTTATTAAGATGGTGATAAAGTTTATAGGTAATAAATAAAAAACCCCTACTTGTGTCCACAATTATGCCTTATTCTTATATCTTGTAAGTGTTTAATCCATTCTTCAGCAGTAAAATCTTTAAACTGATAGCCAGAATTAGAGCTTAAATGGTCTATCCTTGCAATTTTGAAGGTCATGTAAGGGTCATACCAAAGATGCTCGTCTACGTGGCTCTGTGGCTTGGCAATAGGCATATAAAAGATAAGATAACCCCTGCAACCTAGACCTTGAGCTATCTTGCGTGTGATTGTGGTGTTTTTATAGTAGCTACCCTTAAATCTACAAGTTTCAGCAACAAATAATATGCAACCGCAAGTCTTATGAAATTCGACAACATCTAAATCTATATAACCAAGACTATCATCTTGTATATTTCTATGCCATTCAGAATATTCATCACCTCTTCCAAAGTAATTATATCTAGCCATTATTTATTTTTTAATACTAATATAATGTTATCTTTTAGTTCTATATCTTTTTCCAAAGCAAGTATTATATCAGATTGTTTTTGTATAAATTTTTTTTGGCGTTTCAATTCAGCTTGACATTTTTTAAGTTCCTTTGGACAACCTATTTCTTCAAACATTTTAGAATGTGTCATTTTAAAACTTCTATTTTTTTTACAACAGATCGTGGATAAACTGTAGTGTTGCCAACAGTAAGTTCACCATCATCATCAAAGCTATGCGAAGCAAATATAATAACTTTCTTTTTATCTTTTTTTAGTAAGTAACCAATGTCATCACACCAAGAAAAAGTTTGCTCTAATGCTTTATTTAAAGACATCCATTCTGAATTACTGGTCGGATCTTGCCAGTATATTCGCACTCGTTTATATTTAAACTTATTTACTTTCTTCATACTTCCACCACGCTTTATAAAGATCATCAAGAGTCACTTCTTTTTTTGTGACCTCTAGTATCTTCTTTACCATCTTTGGTTTGGGAAATCTTTTTTCTTTACTCTCAAGGCAGTAGCGTTGGGAGTTTGTTGCTGGGTTGATTGAGTTTATTCCAAGCATAGTGCCAAGTGTATAATGAGATATACCTTGTTTTTTTCGCCATTCAGCTAGTGTCATATTTTATCCTTAATTTGTTTTTTGTTTGTAGATATTTTCTATATCTTTTTTACTCAAAGCATTAGTCCAATTATAATTTTTATATAAAAGTTCAGATAAATCTTTTAGAGCTTTATCTTTTATAATTAAATGATTTGCTATTTCTTTAGGTGTAGTATGTATAGTGTCAGTTAAATTTAAAACTTCCATCATAAATTTAGTAAATATACTATATGCCTTGTCTTGTTCTTTAGTTATTTTTGTCATTTTTTTCTCCTATTTGTTATACTTTATGTATCTATATATAGTATATAAAAGATTTGACAAGCAAATAGATTATCTGTAAAATAAAGAAAACAAATGATTACAAAAACAGATTATTATACAGGGGAAGTATTAAAATATTTTAAAAATTTCAATGGTGGTCAAGGGTTAGACCATTGGAGTCCATCCTCAAGCCAAAACTTTACAAAGTTTGTGTTGAATTACTCTTTGCCTCAAGAATTAAGACGACTATTCTTGATCAGATATAAAGCTCCTTTTGGTAATTTAGTAAATAACACAGCACAAAGATTAACCTGTGAAGTTTTGTTTGAGGGTGATAGAAAAATAAAATTAGAAAACAAAAATTATGACGATATATTTCAACAAGAGCTAGATCAAATAAACAAGAATAGTCCACCAGTAGATGCCAAAGACAAACTAGCAAGAGAGCTTATGATTAGCTTTGCACACCCAACTATTGAAAATATGAAAATGTGTGTCAAAAATATATTTGGTAATGAAAAGTTAGTCGCTGAAAGATATGTGTCTGCCAAACATAACGACATGGTCATAGATATTATTGGTCGTATAGATTATGAAAGCAACGACAAGATAGGCGAAGCAAAAACAAAACCACCTACAATCAAAAAGAAGAGAGGCAAAGATGAATACTACATGGCATCAACGCAGCTCCCAACAGATCCCGATCCAATGCACGTTAGCCAACTTGCTTTCTATTATCATTGCACAAAAAGAAAACCTTTTTTATTTTATGTAAATGAAAACGAATACATAATCTTTGACAACACACACGATATGTTAAGAAATGATTATTTAGAATACCAATATGATTTACTTACAAAAAGACTTAAAGCATGGGAACAACTAATTATATTTTGTAAAGGTGATATACAAAAGCTATCTTCCTTTGCAGAACCACCAGAATTAAATCACCCTTATCATTATAGGGATTTAATAGACGATCAAAAACAACAAATCAAACAACTATGGGGTTTAGACACATGACAAAAATGAGAATATGGGAAAGTTTATGCAAAACAAATCCTAAATTTACAAAAACAGCACCAAGTAGTTATGGTAAAAGAATAACTACTATAGATCCTATGTATCAAATACAATGTATGACAGAAGTATTTGGTCCAGTAGGTCAAGGTTGGAAGTACACAGTAGAATATAAACATGTACCTAATGAAGGATATTGGGGTTTAATATATGCAGAAGTTTGTATACATTATTGTATACATGGAGAATGGTTTCAATATGGACCAGTATGTTCAGTACAAAACTTGTGTAAAAAAAATGGTACTTTAGATGATGAAGCTCCAAAGAAAGCTATGACAGATGCAATGACAAAAGCATTTAGTCATTTAGGTATGAGTGCTGATGTATTTATGGGTAAGTTTGATAATACTAAATATGTTGAGCAAATGAAACAAGAGTTTTCTCAACCACAAAAAATTCCACAATCAAGTGGTACAGAACATGATAACAATCATGATGCAGTAGCAATAGAACATATCAAGAATGATATGAAGAACGCAAAAACTATTTATCAGTTAAGAAAATTAAAGAACTATAAATACAGAGATGCGTTTGATCTTGCTATCAAGAAACATCCTGCGGTTTATAAAGACTTAAATAATTTTTATGAAACAAGGGAAACACAACTAAACACACAAGGAGTAACACAATGAGTGATAAGATATATATAAAACTTACACACAACGAAGATAAGCAACAAGGAGATAATAGACCGAGTTTTGTTGCACCAATAAATCCAAACTCACCAGAGGGTAAAACCTGGAGAATAGGGGTAAAGATTGGAGAAACATGGTACAACCAAGCAGGATTTGATGATCTTGATGAACAAGGTAATCCTACAGGGATTATTAATGTTGTCTTGACACCATCAAATACTGGTTCAGGGTCTGCCAAGCCGAGAGGACAGCAACCATCTTTTGCATCAAACAAGTTTGCAAAAGGTCAAGGATCAGGATATAACAAAACCAACTACAGATACTAATTTGTAGTTAAATGGTGTGGCGGAAGTTTTTTTAGAGCAGCGAATCATATTACCTCTTTCCCTTTCTGGTAATGCTCCCTCTTATTTGTTTTCTTCTGCCATGCCTTTAAAACAATATGAAAATTACAGAGCTTACAAACGAGATTAAAAAAAAGATAATCCAAGATCGTGAAAAAGATTATGGTGATTATCAATATAATTTTACTATACTTGCAGAGCTATTTACTTTAATATTAGCACCTAATTTAAAAAAAAAACTAAAGCCACATCAAGTGGCACATATCATGATGACACTTAAATTATTTAGAGCTACAAGGGGATTTAAAGCTGATAATTACACAGATTTATCAATATATAATGATATGGCATCTAATCTACACAAAAAAGATATAGACAAAAATGATAAAAACAGATAAATATTTAAGAATTAAATCTGGCGAAGCTAATTTTCAGTTAGTTGAAAGATTTGATGATGTAAAGAAAGCTGCCGACCCCAACGCACAAGGGGAAGTTGTAGAATGTAAAGTTGAAAATATTAAATTAGACTTTACCAAAGTAAAAAAGGAGAAAGATGGAAGAGTTGAGAACTCGCCTTCAGAAGTACAGGGATCTTCAACAGAAGAAACACGAAAAGTACCTGGAAGCAAAGCAAAGAGTATATAAGTATCAAAAAGATTCTTATAGATTGCTTTGGAAAATAGAGAAGGCACAAGAAGAATTAATGAGAATATAACTCATTAGTTTACATTGCTAAAAAAAACAAACAAAACTGTAGGGGATTTATGTCTTTATCTAAACAAGAGTTTCAAAAACACATTAAAAAAATAAATAACAATGACTTTATCTATAAACATAAGATAGCTTTTTATTTATTATCAGAGCAACAACTAAAACTTTATGAAGAAGGATTTAAAGTTGGTTTTGAACTTGCACAACAAAAAATGTCAAATCATATTAGTGAAATAAAAAAAACAACTATAATACCTTTAAGTACAGAAAGAAAAATTATTGGTTATCAATTTAGAAAACCTAGAAAGGCAGAGATAGATTCTGTGATTAATAAAGTTTGTGTTAAGTATGAGGTAAGCAAAGTTGATTTGTTTGCTAAAATTAGAACTAGAGATATTGTTAGAGCTAGAAATATTATTCACAATATATTAAATGAAAAATATAAGATGAGCTTAACAGAAATAGGTAGAATTTTTGGACAAGATCATACAACAGTTTTAAACTCTATTCAAATGAAACAAAGAAGAGAACACTATTGGTATGACAATCAAACAATATGGCAAGAGTTTAACGAACTAATTAAGTCCTAGCGTAGTTTGGTTTCTTACCTGATCTTCCTCTGCTTTCAGCTTTTTTCTTTCTTGATACAGCAGCACGTCTTTGTGCAGGTGTCATGGCTCTAGCTTTTGCAGCAGGTACACACTTAGGATAGTTTCTTCTTTTCTCTCCCTTACTTCTACCACATTTAGGAAAGCCACCACCTTTTTTTGGATTAGCAATGTCAACCCAGTTAGCTCTTACCCAAGATCGTAAACCATTAGACATTATCTTTTCTTTTTCTTTTTCTTTTTGCCGCCTGGTGTTATCTTGCCAGAGCAGACAGCAGAGGCATACATATTAGCGTATGCTGATGGGTAAACTTTAAATTTTCTTTTCGCTGCTGCCTTACCTCTTGGACAAAGTTTAGCCATGTCTTTTTTGTACTGCAAATTTTGCTATCTTCACAGCTCCTTTGTGTGGTTTGTATGCACCCTTCATTAGTTTATATGAGCTACCTTTTTTCATCCAATGAAAACCTCTTGGTGCTTTTACTGATTTGGTTGTCATACTCTTCTTCTCTTTTTACTTTTTCTTAACTTTGCAAAGTCAGCTCCTGTGATCCTATCTCTAGGTTCAGCAACACGAGCTATCTTCATTTGTTTTTTGCTATACTTTTTTTTACCTTTACCTGGCATTAGTACATTCTTCCTTTTGCTTTTTTAGCTTTTTTCATTTTTTTTGCTTTTTTCTTCATAGGTTTTTTCATTTTTTTTCCATAGTGTCCTGGCATTGTTTCTCCTTTAAGTTACAATATTTATCAAAACAAGAACCATCTTTACCATCATGGCAAAAATACTTCTTACTATAAGTTATAATCCATCCACCCATAGTATTCAATAGTTCTTTTTTACACCATGTGCAATATCCACAGATAAACTCTCTGTATTTATTTTTGTTCCAAGTTTTTTTTCGCACCCTTGATTTTACTATAAAAAAAAACACTTGACAAGCATATCCAAATAGTATATACTGTAATTAATAAGAAAAAAATATTTTTCTTATTTAGTTATAAAAAAAGTAAATAAACAAATAGGAGGTGCTTTATGGATGAGCAAATCTGTAAAGATATAAGACTCTTTATAAATCATAATCACAGAAAATTGACAGATGATTATGAAAGAATAGAGAGAGTTCTTGATAACGATAAGATAAATACAATAGTAAGAAATGCTATTTTAGATTATCTTAAAAAAGATCAAGAAATTGTTTTAGTTGACAGCGAAATTGATGATGTAATCAATTTCATGTTTTCTAAAAAAGACATCAGAAAATATTTGGAAAATAATACATTAGATTTTCCAAAACATTTTACTGACTATGAAAGAGCTATTGATGTAATTGAAGGATTACTTCAAGGCACTTCAAGAGATGTTTCAAATATGAACGCAAAAATTGAAACATACTTTAATCAATAAATAAATTTAAGGCGATCTGAAATATGGTCGCCTTATTTTTTCTTACCACATTTACACTTTTTATTTCTTTTACTAAAATTAGTAAAATCCATATCTAAAACATCATTTAACTTTTTGTTTAAGTTATCAATGTAATCAAAAAACATTTTAAACAATTTATCTAACACCTCCATCTTCTCCTCGCTTGTCTTAGTCTTGAGTTTGGATTTCTAGCAGCTTTAGGAAATCTTTTCATTTGACCTGCTGATCTTGCACAGAAAGATTTACGTCTAGCTTTTTCTCTTGCTGTCAATCCACTTTTCTTTGTTACAGCAGTTTTAAGTTTTGATCCAGGATTTTCTCTTCGGTATCTTGCAACACCAGCTTTAGTCATACCTGCACCAGACTTAGTTGATCTGTAATACTTCTTAGTTCTTGGTGGTTGTTTGTCTCTTCTTCTCATAAATTAATCTAAACTTGTTATACTCGTTATTTTTTTTTCTCCTGAGTATTCATCAGTTATAACAGTTGCTTTAACCTTTGCACATTGAAATTTTGCATTTGACGATCTCTCGCTTATTCTTTTCATTTTAAGACAAGTTGCCATCTTCTGATCTTGTATATATAAATGTTCTTTTAAAACTGGCGGTTCACCAAGAAACATTAACAAACTAATGACTATTTCCATTTGCTCTTACCTTATCTTTTAGTTCTTCTAAATCAGCTAATGCTTTTTCTAATTGTTTTTCTAAATGCTGTAGCATTACTTGATTGTGAATATTTTTATTTAATAATTCTGTATGTTCATCAGTGGTCTTATATAAATCCTCGATAAGGATAAATTGTTCTTTATCCACAGTAGTCTGCTCTGACGCTTTCAAAAGGTCTGCGTTCATAAGCTCTCGACTTGTTTCTAAAGATGTAAGTCTTGCTGTGATCTCTGTGTAAGCAAATATACCCATAGAAACTCCAATAATAATACCAATCATATTTTTAATTGGCATAGCAACAGATGTATTTTCACTTACCTTCATTACATTCCACCTCTGTTCTTACGTTTGTAAGATCGTTTCTTATGTTTATTCATACTGCTCATCTTTACTCTACCACCACCAATGCTAGTTCTTTTTGGTATTCTTTCGTGAGGTATTTTTTCTAA